ATACTACGCTTCGGGCTTGTCTGTAGGTAATGTGCAATATCGTACTGCACAGGTGTAGGCTCTGGTAGACCTAAGTGTTGCCATACTAAGTATGTAAAGTTTCTAAAGTCGTGTAACGGCTCTGGAATGTTAGTCATCATATACTACTTCAATATCATGTGAATGAGCGTCATTAACCTTTGCCCATACTGCGTTGATAGGTGCAACACTAAACTGAAAGGTAGCTGCTAAATCTCCTACAGTAGTACTACCGTCTAAATTAAGACCAGTAGTAGGGGCTGTAGTATTATCACTAAATCCTATAGTAATAGAATGGTTGTCGTGGTCATTTTGAATACATAAGTACATACGGCTAGGGTTATCGTCTAATATCTTTACCCAAGATTGGTCAGCAGGTAGCGTGACACTCTTAGCTGTTAGACTAGCGTTATGTCCTCTCATTGTACACTCTCCGCTACCTCAAAGGGTAGGTCTTTTAACAGGTTGTCCATAGGACTTTCTGCCATGATAGCATCAAGACTAGCCCCATTGTCCTTGAGAAACTTGACAGCTACTGACAACTCTGACGCTGTGGCCTCGCCACTACGTACTCGTAGTAGCAAGTCCTGTGTTACAGCATCGTGCAAATTGTCTATCAGTTCTTTTTTACTCATTGCCACTCTCCTGTACGTATCTGCTCAGTGACTTCTACTGCACGTTGGCCTACTTGTTTAGCCCACCTGCTCTGTAGAAACTCGTCTGCCGCCATATCGTACTTTCCGTCCTTTAGCAGAGCCATTGCGTTTACGAACTTTGCTACTGTCCCTATCCCTACGTTGAAGGTGAAGTTGATAAGGGCTGCGAAACGTACCTCGTCTAGGTCTTTCGTCCACGCAAACCTGCGTGTCAGTTGTGTCACTGCCTCTTGTATGTCGTGTTCTAGAAGCATTTCTGCTTCTTTCTCTGTTATACCAACATCGTCTAAGTTTCTTCCAACACCGATAGTACATTTGCCCTGCGTACAGAAATAAGGTTTAAGTTTGACACCCTCGTGCCGCTTCAACTGTTCTATTAACTTTGTCATGCTTTCTTCTTGTATTTATCTGTGTTTTTCTTAGGAAACCCAGCCTTCATGTTTGCATACGACTTGGCAGAGATTGTTGACTTACTCTTAGGGCGGCTAGTGCCAGCCTTCTTACGCTTGTTAATATTTTCATATAGGCTCATTTTGAATTTATCCTATGTACTATGTTGATTGCTGTATTTATCCACACACCTGTCAATACTAGCAGGTGTATAATTAGTTCAATGTGTATTATTTCCACTTACTTCTTTCCGAACATCTTAGTTGCACCCTTGATACCAAAGCTTGCTGATACAATAACGCCCAGCGTATACTTGTACCAATCAGGTGTCATAGCTAAAGCTTCAAAGCCACGTTCTACATAGTCTACTGTGAAGGGCAAGAAGCATAACAATAGTGGGATACTGAACAAAATTGTAAGGTACTCGTCTTTCCAGCTTCCACTAGAATTTTTCTGAGCAGCTACATCCCAATCAATCTCACCAGCTATCTGCTTTTCCATGATAGTTGTTTCGGCTTCAATCTGTACAAGCTTTTGTTTTGCTTTGGCTTTCTTGGTTTCCATGTAACCGCCTACAGCTTCGCCAGCTATACCCATTACACCTTGTATTAGCATACCTATCATTTTATAAACTCCAATATCTCACCATCTTGCATCTTAACTTTTAACTCTTTGCACGACCACTTTTGGTCAAAGTTATTAGTATGACCTACATTTCGTTTTATCTTTCGCCTAACTGAGAGACACTCAGACAAAGACTGATAAGGCGTATACTCTACCTTCTCTCCACCCATGACTAGCAATAAAACAAAAGTAAGTTCAATCATGGCTACCATTCCTCAATTTTTCTAGGTTTTCTTCTAAGTTGGTTATACGTTTCTCGTAGAACTCAAGGGTCAGCTTTTGCTGTTGGTCATAAGGTGCTTTACCACCCTCAATCTCGTTTTGTAGCTTTTCTAACTCAGTAGCTAAATGCTCTATCAGCATAAACTGTTCGCTGTCTGCTGGCAAGCTACCCATCTCACCACGAGGCCATTTGATGCGAAACTCTGTGTTCTGTTCAAGGTCAGAGTTCATCATAGTGATGTTAGTCTCGATGGTGTTTAATCTTTCGATAATTGAAAAATAGGCAAATGTTGCTAAACTTGCTGCAACAACCATGCTAATAATGTTGCGTAAAGGTAAGGCTACCTCTGTGTTTTCGCTCACTCTTGGCATTACGTCATTGTTCCCATCTTCTCACACTTAGCACCTACTATTTCATACTCAGGTATGACAAACTTTACACTGCCTATCATTTCTTTTATACGTGCCTCACACTGTACCTTAGTAGGTTTAAGACCCCAAGTGTCATCTAATTGTAAACATTCCTCAGGTGACTGTATCATACAGGCAAATACAATAGCTTTAAACATATCTTATCCTCTCGTTGCTAGATAGTAGACGAAAGCAAAGTAAACTACTAACGCTCCCCCAAGTATAGTAAGGGCTGCTATGGTTAGTATCTCTATTAACTGCTTACGTTTCCTAAGTTTCTCTTCTTGTTCTAACTGTCTACGTTTTCTTGCTTCAGCTTGAAACTTAATCCAATCTTGCCAAAGGCCAGCACGTCCGTAAAGTTGCATAGCTTCACGTAACTGGTCTTCTTGTTTACGTACTTTCTCAAGTGCCATAAATTCTTCTAAGTCTTCACCAGCACTACCGCCTACTTTAGTCCAGAACGAGTTTTTCTTTTTATGCGCTTTCTTCTGAAGAGTATCCTTCGCTGTAACAAAGTCTGATATGGCTTTTCCACAGTCTGCTAGTTCACGTCCGTTGGCTAGAGTTTGTTTTATTACAGCAAAGGCGGCATTACAGGCTGCTAATTCAGCCAGCATATACTCTCCTAGTTAGTTCGTCTGATGTTTTGCATAGGTTGTTGGTTAGGTGATGTAGCCCCAGAGGTACTACCACGTGTAACTTTCTTCTTCTTAATTCCTAACATACTTAGGATACCGCCCTTAACCTTTGCATAAGTTTCACCAAACCCAGCAGGTTTAGTTCTTACTTTATAGTTTGACATTACTTGTCCTTCCACATCTTATATATCTTAAATCCTAAGTAGCAGATGGACATAACCCCTACTACCAAAGCTACCCATTGGTTTAGAGCAGGTAGCCACAGAGGTGCAGTCATACCACCACCAGCAAGTATTATATCGTTCTGGTTCACCCTGCAATCTCCATGACTATTATTGAAGAACAGGCAGTGACTCTGGAACTATTGCTGGTTGAGCTATCATCTGCTCTGTTTACAGACCAGCCTGAACCACCAGTAGCGCTACGTTGTGCGCCTTGTATCTTTATAGTGGTAGCACTGGTTGTCCCAGCGTTAATTATTCCACTAAAACTTCCTGTAGAAACTTCATCATCGTTTGTTACCCAACCTACTGTGCCGAATGTACCAGATGGTCTGCTATCTCCTGTCGTGCCTAAAAGGTTTGTAGTGTTTCCGTCTTGAAGAACTCTGAACATAACACCCCAATCGTGATGACCAACAGAAACTGAAGCTGTTATAAGCAATTTGCTTGAAGATGATTTAGGGGTTAAAGTAACCGACATTCCTGCAATATCTTGCCAACCCTGACTAGCAGAATTTGTATAACCGTTCTGCGTATTGTCTACATTACTGACCACCTGCAACACAGTGCCACTGGGCAACCCTGCGCTAGTAACAGCAGACAAAGACTGATTGTTTAGTTTTGTTAAAGCCATGTCAGTCTCCCTATTGCCTAATCTCAGTGAGTATCATTATGCTGGGGTTGCCATTTTCATGTGCTTTTCCTGCATCTCCACTAGCTTCTTTAGCTTGTATTTTGTAGGTAACAGCACTAGTTGTAGCTGGCTCATCAACCCAAGAAGTTGTGAAATAAGTCCTTGTATTATGATAGCCAGTCATTATTCTCATTCCATCTGAAGTAGGGTCTAATTGTGTACTGTCTCTAAAAATGTGTTCATAAAGACTTGCACTAGACGAACTATCAACGCCATTATATTGAGTACACCACTGCACCAATATTTTACTGTTAGAATATTTAGGTGTGATTGTTGCGTACAATCCAGTATCTTGAAAACTGGTTGATAAATTAAGCTCTGTGTCATAGGTGTTGGTGATAATCTGCACAACACTATTAGCACCCATATCAACGTTACCACTACTATCAATGGTCAACGCACTAGTTCCAGAGGAGTTCTGGATGTTGTCTACTTTTAATACTGAAGTCATCCTTCTCTCCTATTGTACATCTGCTATTCGTTCAAAAGAACAAACAGTTTGAGCGGCACTTGAACTAGCACCATAAATTTGCGAACTTCCAGTTAAGCTTGAAACGTTAAATCTATATTGACAGTTAGATATATCATCTACATTAAAGAAATCTAAAAGCGTAATTGCGCCTGTGCTTGTACCGCCTGATGAATTACCTTCACTTGCTCTAACGTGAATTATAAAACTTGAGCCGCCATCATAACTAGCATTACCTTCAACCATTACAGTGCTATCACCGCCTTGATGAAGCATCCTACAAGAGAGCATAATCCTGTATACGCCTGTCTTAGCAAAACTAAAAACACCAGAAGAATGGGTTACAGGGTTGTTACCAAATGTTGACAACTGTTTTGACTGTTGGGGGCTTCCCCAAGATGTCATAACCCCATCAGATGTTTGGTCACTGAGCAAAGACAACATTAACATTGAGTATGTGTTGTCCATTGCAATAGAGCCACTACTATCAATCGTAGCGGCTGTAGTGCCGTTTGTATGTTGGAGCGTTTCAACGCCTAGTATACTTGCCATTGATTATCTCCTATCCAGCTATCTCTGTTACACATATTAATGATATGCCACGCTCTGCATTAACACTATCTGCATCTGTTACGCCTCTATTTAAGTACCAACTTGTATCAGGTTGACTATGATTTACACCCACCTTGTATGTTATTTGAGAGGTAGTATTTGGCGCATCAAAGTAACTATAATTTACTTGTTCTGGTGTGGATGAAGCGTCTACGGCTTCATAAGTTAAAGCTGAACCCATCAAAATACCAACTTTTCTACTGCCAGAAGCAGGTGCAGATAGTTTTGTTGAATCCCTATAAAAAAACCAAGCAGAGTTATAAGCCGCACCATGATCGCCCCACTCACCATTTACCATTGCTTCAATCTTAATGATGCTGGAGGATGACACAGGCGTAATGTTTACAGATAACACACTTATTTCTGTGTCAGTGTTTGAGGTACAAGAAATTGATGACGTTGAACTAAGCTGTGTGTATTGCGTTTGAATAATACCACCTTGTGGCATCATAATTTTATTACCAGCAGTTTTAGGTGCTAGCTCATCTACATATAACTTGCTCATTTAAACCACCGTAAACGTGCCGTTAATAGTTAAGTCACCATTCAGAGTGAACGGACCAGCTACCATAGCATTCTCATCTGCTGCAATTGTTACATTTGCACTACTTGCTAAGGCAGTGTCATTTACACGAATTGCATTGTTTTTCATAATACTGCTGCTCATCTTATTAATATCTACCGAGCCATCAGTAGGGGTTACTGTATTACCTACTTCGCCTAAAGCGACAATAAAGTCAATACTGTCACCTGTTACTAGGTTCTCTGAGAATGTAATCGTTGAGCCTGACACTGTGTAAGCATCGATAGGGGCTTGGATAACACCGTTCACTGACACGATAAGCTGTTCAGCAGTAGCTGGTTTGAAGTTCGCACTGTTGTACTGCATTGTGTAAGCGGCCTGACCGTTTACCACACTGATGCTGTCTAGCTTTTTAAAAAGCCCACTAGAGGGGGCTACACCAATATAGGGCATTTATTTCTCCTTATGGTTTCGTAGGCCATACAACATCATCTAGTGATGTGTAGCTGTCGGTTATGTCACGCAATGCTTGGCGATAATCTGTTTGCTCTTGGGTCATAGTGCGGTCAGACAAAGCCCATACATCTGTTTCAGCAAGCAATTTGTTTCGCATTTCTCTTAAAGCCTCTAGCTTTTCTTCTGCTGTGGGTGTTGGTTGAGTGTATGTTCGTGTTGATGTTTCGCCAGTTACGGCATTTACAAGTTTTTCTGTTGCCATAATTACCTACCTATAAAATACTCTAGCAGTTCCTTGATTATATGTTCCAGTTTGAACACTCATGGAAATTCTGTCGCATTCTGCTGAAAGGTCTATCTTGCTGTAGACTCTATAGATTCCATCAAAGCTGACATTTATTTGCATTGCTGTTTGTGATTGCCAAACATGACCAGACAAATCAGAACAATAACAATAACAATATCCATCCCAATCTGTAGAACTGCCCCAATTACCGAGGTCAACGAGTGCGTCAGTTACACTTGCTGATGCGTGACTATTACCAGCATAAACATATTCATAAGTAGTCACATATCCACTGGTAACTAACCCACCACTTGTTCCTAATCGTATTCTTGGGTACGCATTAGAATTGGCACTATGACCGACATTATTCCATGTCATCATTATCTCTCTTGTTCCAGATGGGATGCCAGTAACAGTGTGTGAGGCACTGTCTAGTGTTCCTATAGCCGCACTTTCAGTCCAGTCTTTACCAGCACCGCTTACAGTACCAGTGAACGCATAAGTATCAGCGAGGTTCATGCTTTCGGCTTGTATTTTAGATAATGCCATTAGAGCCTCCCTTATGCGTCATCTGTTTCGTAAGTTACAGTCAAATTGAGCGTATCGCCACTAGCCCATGTTATTGGGTTTGTTGCATTTACATCTGAGTCATCTGTTCTTCTTTGCACATAGATTACGTTTGTATTGTTTTCATTCATTTTACCGTGAACAGAGTGCCATCCAGTTCCATTGTTCCATATTATTCCATCAACAGGGAAGTAACCATTTGATGCCCCCGATACCAATTCAACAGAGGTAAAAGGTAGTCCAGTAACGGCTGTTAAACCACCACCAACAGAGCTTGTAGAACCAAATTCAAAACCAAACCAGCAAGTAACGATATCACCTATTCTTATATATCTTCCATAAACGCTACCATTACCTACAGTGAAGTTAGTAAAAGTGGGCGTAAATGTACCAGTGCGATAAAACGCATTGCTATTAAGGTCAGTCATCTTAAATGTAGATGATGTTGTTTCTATACCTATAGGCGTATCTAGTTTAGCTGTAGTCACAGCACCATTAGCCAGCTTGCCTGTACTTACAGAACCATCTGGTGGCACTACAGTCTGCAATGCCTTGCCTTGATAAATAACGTAGAAGTCATCTGTGCTTGCCACATTGCCTGTCATACTTAGTGCAGTGCCAGCCACAGTGTAAGCAATACCAGCTTCCTGACGCACATTGTTTACAAACACCTCAATCTCTTGGGCGTTAGCTACAGCGTGGGTCAGTGTGTAAGACGCACCACCGTTACCAGTGATAACTTGTTTGTCCATTGAGGAGTAACTATTTGTAGTTTGATTACCTACATATCCCATTGTCTACTCCTTATGAACTGATTGCATCAACAGCAGATACCCAACAGTCTAGTGAACTTGCTGTGTCTGATTTAATCCAGAGCCTGTCACCTGATTGGACTACTACCTTTGCACCACCATCAAGTACCTGTAACGCACCGCCAGCAGCGATAGGCGCACCCTTGACTAGATAGATATCGTTAGTTCCATCGTTGATGTAGCAGTCTACATTGATTGCGTTGTTTGTAATGTTTGTCATGTGGATACCTACAATCGTATCGTAGCTATCAAAGTTAGCCCCATCAGGAATATCTGCGGCTGCTGTGCCGACAGCATTGAGGCTGTATCGTCTAAAATTCTGTGCCATTGTTTATCCTTATAGGGCAATCGACATGGCTATACTAAAGCCAGCCGTAGCAAAGTTTGAAGTATTGACAGCCGCTATGTCTGTCCAGCTAGTTCCATCGTAGTATCGAACTGCATTTGTAGAGGTTGAGAAATACAAGTCCCCAGCAGCTACAGTGTTTCCAGCGTTTGTATGGGCTGTCTCAGCGTCTGTGTCGTTTGCGTATGTTCCGTAGTAGACTTGGTTAAAGTCTGCCACTGCATTAGCTGCATCTATTGCATAAGCTCGTGCTGACTTGTGTGTACCATCTACTGTACTAGTACCAGATACATAGCTTGCCCAATCTTTAGCTGAGTGTGCGCCAGCAGAACCTCTGTTCATATCACCTACAGCATAAGCCTTACTAGATAGTTCAGTACCATCCACTGTAGAGTTAGACGCTTTTGTTGCCCACTCTTGAGCAGCACCAGCACCTGATTGATTTGTAACACCTGTACCACCTGTTGCCCATGCTTTAGATGAGTAGCCAGTACTTGCTACAATACCGTTGGTTTTAGTAGCCCACTCTTCAGCTTCGTCAGCAAATCCACTAGCTTCACCAGCTTTAGTTGTAGCTGTTGTAGCATTAGCTGATGCGTTTTGAATAGCTGTTATGTTAGCAGCGTTTGTGTTGATTGAAGCTATGTTAGTGGCGTTAGTGTTTACGTTAGTAATGTCTGTAGCTACTATACCAATGTCTGCTTGGTCAGCTACTACTGCTGTGACATCACTAGCAATACCTGCAACAGTTGTTACTTCTGTGCTAATACCTGCAACTGTGTTGATGTTAGGCAGGTTTGTAGAAATAAATTGCTTGTTTACAGCATCTGTATTATTAACAGGGTCTCCAACATTTTTAATAATATTTCCTTGTGCATCCCACTTATTATCAGCACCTAGAGTAATACCATCGTTAGATTTGTCCACAGCTTCCTGTGCAGCGTGGAAGGTCTGGATGTTAGAGTTATCCAAATCTTCTTCTGTCAGGACTGAGCCAGAGGCAAAGTCTACTGAACGTGCTGTAAGGTCTGTGGTTCTCCGCACCTGCACAAGCGTACCTGTAGCAGGAGCAGAGGTTAATTGAACACTAGCAGCAGAAGGAAAAGTCAGGCCAGTTTCAGCCACACCGTCTACTGTTACACTAATCTCAGACTGAGCAGTGAAAGTAAAGGGGATAGCGAAAGTGTCAGTCGTGTTATCCCCTGTATAGTTTTGATATGAAAAAGCCATTGCTTATCCTTCTGTGTTTAGTCAATGATGTAACTTTAGGTTAGTTAGCAAACTCGTTAGCTACACCGTTAAGAATCTGTCTAGCACCATAAAGTGATTGCAAAGGTAGTACTCTCAACAAGGTTCTATACTCTGATTCAGTTAAGTCACCTTCCCAAATGTTCTTACCAGATTGCATGACAGACTGAGCAATAGAGAAAGCAGGTGGAGTGATGGCATAAGTATTACCATTCATAGCACCTGTTGTCACTTGCAGTATGTAGCTAAATAAGGATGCTGCACCTATCTGTGACATTGCACCAGCAGCCCAACGTGTAGGGTTTAGGTTATCACGAATGTACTCATCTGCATCGCTACGTCCTTGTGCATTAAGATGTACACGTGCAGCATACATAAGACCACCCATCATTGCTGCTGATGTTAAAATCTTTGCAACAGTCATGTCCCCACGTACAGCACGTACTCCTAGTCGTTGTCCCTGCTGTTCCATAGAAGCCATAGTAAAGCTTAGAAACTGAAAGAATGTACGTCCAAACTCACTACGCATAAAAGCGTTAGTAGAGCCTATATTAGCTTCCTGTACGTTCTGTCTAGCATCTTTAAAACCAGATGCTTCAAATGCGTTACGTACTTCTCTAGGCCATTGCTTTAGGTTTAGACGTTTGATAGTACCGTTAGGTCTTTTCTCTACAAGGTCACTACGCATGATAGTCTGTATTCTAGCAGCCATGTCCTCACTAAGGCCAAGCTGTTGACGCTTGGTTACAGAGAAAGGTACTTTACCATCAGCAGCTTTTAATGCCCATTCATTAACATAGTGGTGCATACTCATCCTACGCAGAACCTGTGTTACGCTAGTCAGTCCTGACCAGTATGCTACAGTCTTTTGCAAAGTTTGACCAGCTTGCATTGCTCTAGCACCAAAGCCCTTCTTGTCAGCCCATGCTCTCTCAGGAGATATAGTTACACCTACATCATCCATGTCATAACGTGTGACGTTGTTCCACTTACCTAGTGCAACTTCCTCACCCAAACCAAAGGCATCAATGAGTTCTACCATCAAGGGGTCATTCTCATCTATCTGACCTTTACTTAACTTACCAAGCAGGTTGTTATACTCAGGTGCAGATTTAAGAACAGTCTTAAACGAGTACTCAAACAGTACGTTAGTCAACTCCATAAGGGCTGACATACCTGACATACCCATATTGACAGCAAAGCTGTATGCTCTGAAGCCTACGTTAAGGTCACGTGTCCGATTGCTAATATCTTCTCGTTGTGGTAGTCTACCAGTAATACCATCGTAGATAAACTCTAGGGCATCTAGTTCGCCCTTTAGCTTTTCTTTATCTAGTGCAGGGGCAGCTTTTATATCATCATTAATCTGTCTGACTAAACTATCCCAGCTAGAGTTAGCAGCATTGGTGTTAATACCATTACGAGCAAGGCCAATAGCACCTGATAGTTGAAATACATAACTGTTAAACAACTGTTCTGCATCCTGTTCTAACAAATCATTAAAGCTATATTCTTCAATACTACCGTCTGCGTTACGTAGGGGCATCCTAGCACCCTCGTTAAGAACCATACGATTTCTTGCTCTCTTGTGTGCCTTAGGAATGTTAGTACGAGTTAAGATGTCTGTCAGTACGTCAATCTCATCTTCGCCAAAGTTACCTGCTTTAAGAATGTCAGACAAGTCTTGCAGGTTCATTTCGTTAGCACCAGCATGACCCATCTTACCAAGCTTGGGGTCAGTAATAGACTTAGTGTACGCCATAGAGATACGCTTGATGTAATCAGCTACCTGTTTAGGTGTACCCTTACGTCTACCGTTACTACGTTTGATAAGCCAGTTCTTTACATTCTCTTCAATGGCTGGTTGTCCCTCACGTATAGCTTTCTCAACAAGTAAAGCAATTTGGTCATCAGCATCATCGCCTAGTCTTACACGTAGAGCAGAAATCTGGTCATCGTTAAACAGACGTGTCATATAGTTTCTGTTAGCGTTTAACATATCAATGCTAAACCCTACTACATCTTCTGCCACAGCTTCTTCAGCTATTTCTCTCTGTAGCTTCTTTACAGCATCACCAGCCATCTTTACCTCAGGGGCTACGTCAGTGTCAATGCCACGTACATAACGTGACAGAGAAGCATTAAACTCAGTCACAGATAATCCTGTCTTTCTATTCCACAATGCCTGTGCATTAGGTAGGATTTCTGACATCTTGCTTCTATACTTTAGCTGTAGTCTTTCAGCTACCTCAGATGCAGATTGGTTGTTAGTTTCTAACTTACCACCCTTGTACCCTGCGCTGTTCTGTGATATCAGTCTAGCTGCGTAACGAATACGTCCTAGTTCTGAGTTAGCAGCACGTGCGCCTGATGAGATGAGGTTACGTAGACCAAACATGTTGAAGCCAGCTATCTTAGGTATAGCTTCTACTTCTTGTGCTGTTGCCTCTGTAGCTGCTGCCCTACGTGTAGGTAATCCATCTACAGCGTCAATCAACTCTGTACCCTGTAGCTCTCTATCAATCAGTTTGTTTGCCAGAGCATCTACATTGTACTGGTCATGGAACAGACGTTCGTTTGGTGTTAGGTCTTCTCCTCTTGCTACTTTAGCAGCAATGCGTGAGCGTTCACCTGCACGTCTAAAGGCTGTTGTAGCAGCATCTATACCACCTGTAAGCCCTGCACCAATACCTGCTGCAATCATTACGTCATGTGCTTCAATGTCGTAGCGATACTTAGCCCTGATAGCTTCAAAGGCTGCAAGTTCAGCCCCACCAATCGCAGCTACCTTTGCAGTACGATAGGCATTGCGTCCTTGCTTACCTGCCCCTGCAAGAAATGCAGCAGCACCAGCAGCAGGTGTACCTACAGCAGTAACGGCTGCACTTGTTCCAAAGATAGCAGCCCACTCAACAGGGTCAAACATAACTGCCAATGCTGTAGCTGTAATACCTGACCAACCGTCTGCGTTAATCTGTTGTAGATTGTTTTGTGTACGTAGGTAAGACTTCTGCATAAGTTTAGCACTAGAGTAGCCACTTACTTGGGCGTTCTCTAGTACCTCACGTACAGCACGACTATCTTCTAGTCCCTCTGTTAAGTCTCTCACCAAGTCTGGTGTAAACTTGTCAATAGGCTCACCAGCAGGTGCAGTAATCCTATCCATGTTGTTAATGACTGTGGGCAGCACCCACTCTTCTTGTATCGCACTGCCCAAGCTAGTAAAGAACTTTGACTTTTGGTTATCAGCTAATAACTGCTGTTTTAGGAACACAGATTCATCCATGTTTGTGACGAGAGGTAAACGCTCTACGTCAGCAGGTGCTATGTTCAAGCCCTCAAGCAAGTTGTTTTCTAGCGTTGCCATTCTTATTCTCCGAATACGTTATCATAGATAGAGTTAAAGCCTTTGCTAATTTTATCCATAGCTTTGCGTCCATACTTTCCAGCTTTTAACTGTAGCATAGATGGTAGACTTTCAGAAGGTATATCGCTTGCGCCTTTTATACGTCTAAAGCTTACATCTTCTTCTGTCATGTTGTAATCAGAAAGCTCTACTTTATCACCAGTATTACCACCAATAAAGTACACAGTATCACCTTCTACTTTTGCAACAATGCCAACGTGTGCTACACCAAGCTTAAACTTCTTACGGTCTTCTGCGCTGTGCATCTTAATCATAATGTCACCAGCTTGTACCTGTGGTGCTTCAACAGCATCACCAGCTTTCAAGTAAGAAGCAGCACGTACTTGGTTAAACTTATCCTTACCAAGCAAGCTACGTGTATCTACGCCTGAATCTCTTAGAACCTGTGTTAAGAAAGCAGCGCACCAAGCTTTACTTGTTGCAAAATCTTCAACACTCTGTTCGTCAGGATTCCAATCACCTACAACATTCTCAAAGAAACCTTTGACAGCAGCAGCACCTTCTTCAGTATTCTCATCAATACCTAGATACTGATAAGCTACGTCAGCAGGGTTCTTAGCTGTAGCAATAGCAGCTACTGCCTCTGCTTCTGGCTTCTCACCAATGATAGCAGGTTTAAGGTCAGACGCTTCTGCCTTAGGAATAATGCTTTCTATTATAGCACCACCAGCAGCTTCAATGTTCTCAGCAGCATCAGCAGCCATACCTTCAGCCATTCTCATAGCCCTGTCAGCAGTCTGTGTAGCCCATTTAGTAGCTGTTACAGCACCATCTTCTGCTACATTGTATAGCATGTTAAACTTAGCTTTAGCAAGTGCAGCTATCTGTTCAGCAGAACCTTCTGCATACTGCCCAGCTTCTTTGATGGACTCCATAAACTTAGGCCACTCGTTAGCTACGTTTTCTTTACCTAGCTGATATGCCATACTAATAGCAGATACCTGTGAGGATTCTGGTAGATTACTAAAACCTTCTACAGTATTATTCCACCAATCACCAAGCTTACTTACCTTTACGTTTAGTACTGCCTTTGCTTCTGCTTCTGTAACATTGTTAATGTCAGAAATCATAGCACGTTCATCAGGCTCTAGGCTTTCAATTTGAAAACCATAACCTACTGAGTCTTTACCCATGTCATCATAAGGAGAAGCTTCAAAGCCTTCCTCATCAATCAATGTAGAAGCAGCAGCTTCTTTAATACCTAAAGCACCCTTAACCAATGAACCTGTAGTTTCCTTTACTTCATCTACAAGTGCTTGCTCTTCAGCAGTTCTATTAGCCTCAGCTTTGACAAGAGAACCTAAGTAAGGCGTTGCTTTCTTGGCTGCATCTATAATAGAGTTAGTAGCCTGTTGTGGTAGTGATAGGTATGCTTCGTCAGCATCATTAGAGAGTGTAATGTCACCTGTTTCTTTATCAACATTAAAGAGTGGTGGGTTCTCTACAAACCACTGTCCAAGATTATCTAACACACCAACCAAGTCAGACAGAGCAGGTACACCTTCTACACCTGCACCACCTAATAGGTACTGATTAAGAGAAAGGTCTTGCTCTAACTGGCCTTCAACAGTAGCACCAGAAGTAGACATCGTACTGATGTCAGGTGTCGTAGCAAGTGATACATCATCAGGAATAACCAAGTTAGCTACAAGATTATTTAGCTGTTGTCTGTCAGTAAGTAGGGTTACTTTATCTATCTTACCAGTAATAACACCAATATCAGTTACCTGTCCATCTTGTTTTCTAAACGCACGAATGACAGCGTTCTTAGGATTGGTAGGGTCAGGTTGTACCTGTAGCACAAAATCTTTCGCTCCAAACTTTTCAAGCATATACTTCTTTACTTGAGGTAAGGCTGCAAGTGTTTCGTTGTACTCAGTTACAATAGTTGCTACATCAAATGCTTTATCCATACCTGTGTTTAGGTCTTTAAAAGCATAAGGAGTACCATCACTTGACGTAGGTATCTGATAATCTTTCTTAACAATGTTAGCAGCTTTCTGAATCAACTCTTCAGGTGTACCACGTTCTCCTAGTATAGACAAAGCTTCGTAAGCTTTAACTACAGCGTTTTCAACGTCAGCCGTGTCATAGGTTTCTGACAAATCAGTACCAAATACATCAGCAAAGACACCTGCCTGTAGTGCGTCTGTTACTTTAGCTCTAGTATCTTTATCAAGTTTGACAAGCCTATCTTCATCAAGACCTTGTATCTGCATAGCAGCGTTGCCAAAGTCTTGAACTGTTAGTACGCCTGTTTGTGTATCCATCTCTTCCTCGTACTGAGGAATTTGAATAGTACCTACATCAGCTTGGTCAAAGACTTTAAATGCTAATAGGTCATAACGTAGTTTCTGGTCATCAGTTAGCTTCAGGTCAAAACCAGAGTTCTTCATCATAACATACATCTGCAAGCCCTGTTGAACTTTCTTAAATCCTTCAGGGGTAGTGGGGTCTCCTGATACAAGAAGAGTAGCACCATCATTTACAAAAGCTGAAAACTTTGTAGGCGTGATACCAGCATCTCTGAACATGTCTAACTGCCCACCAAGACCTAGACCCTGTTCTTTTGCGCTTGCAAACAGAGCATCTTCTATTTCTTTAGCAGTGTATTTTACAGTTGTTCCATCTTGCTTTTTGTAACCAACACCTTCAAATATGCTACCTCTTCTGTTTAGCTTAAACTGTTCAATAGCACCTGTCAGTCCTGTAGCTTTAGCGTTATCATTAAATTGTTTTGTTCTAAACGCAGCTTGTTTAACAGTAATGTTATTTGATTGCTGTGTGTAACGAGACTTACCTAATTGGTTCATAGAATAATTAGCGTCTTGTAAGTACTGTGTTACAGCAGAGAAAGGGTCAGAACCTTTTAACTTATCTGACATGTCTACAAGAAAGTCGTTTACCTTGTTATCATTTACTTGAAAGTAATCATTGTTTGCCTGATGAAATTCAGTAAAGTTATTTGCAATTTCTTGTTTTGCTTCTTCAGCAGTTAGTAGACCTGCTGCTAGTTCTGCGTTAATCTGACGTATACCGTCACCAAAACCTTCTAGCAATACGCCTTGTGTATGTACGTACTTAGCAGGGCGAAAGGTCTCACCCATAAATGTTTCAAGACCTAACTCAATGTTCTGGTCAAAGATTTGAATGATGTCATCACCAACACCACTGTCTTTTAATGTTTGAATATAATCTTGCTTTTGTCCTCTAACGCCATTATATACAGCGTCTTGGTCTTGCGCCAAATAATTCTGTTCATTCTTCTGGTAGTCAAGAGCAAGGTCTCCCAGAAACTTTCTGGATTGTAACTTTACTTGAAACTCTTTGTTAGCCTGAATACCGTCAGCAATTTCTTTTTCTTTTCTAAGTCTTTCTAACTTACGCTGTTCTGCTCCTGTTTCAATAGCAGGTGCAATAGCGGTCATAAACTGAGCAAGAGGACTAGGCTGTGAAGCTTGTGAAACAGTCCTAACAAACGTATCGACAGGGCTTGCTGTTGGTCTAATGTCGGCCTGACTAGGGGCTTGAAACTGTCTTACCTGTGGTCTTTGTGCCATGTCTACCTCTTAAAAATCTAAGTCTAGCGCACCAAAGTTACCCATCCACTGACTGCTAGAATATCCAGTAGTTTTAGGAATAACATAGTTTGGTTTTGTCTTTGCAATAGCTTGTCCAGTAAATAAGTTTTTACCTGTTATATCTGCTTCAGCAGAATACGCATTAGCTGCTATACCTATAGCATGAGCCATAACATTTGGCTTTTGTCCACGTGGCATACTGTTAATACGGTTTTTCATATTAGTGTTTACGCCAATAATCTCATCGTCAATCTGGTCTAGTGTCATAGCTAAGTTACCAGATATTACATCCTGTGCGCGTAGTTTACGTGCTTCTACGTCTGATACCTTTAATCCCTCTGTCTGACCAGTAAGCCCTGATTCAGCAGAAACTACCTTACGTGATTCAGCTTCTTGCATTGCTGCAATCTGTAGTTCAAAGTCTTTACCAGAGGCAGCTTCAGCTTCTTGTATGGCTCTTTTGTTTAACGCTTGAACACTCTCATCTCTTGCTCTAGCAGATTCTTGCCAGTTACGTGTATACTCAGCTTCAATTCTTTGGTGTTCACGTCTAGCTTCCATGAAGCCCATAACGCCTTGACCAATTTGTAGCATGGTATATGGATCCATTAGTCTATCCTCACAAATTCTAAAAAGGGTTTGTTTCCTACACCCCATGTTTCATGTCGTTTAATAAATGTGAAGCCTACAAATCGTAACCAATCTATAGCTACCTTATAGTCTGCATCAACAGCGTTAGTAAGTAGGGGGTACTTCTTGTTTATTTCTCTTACCCACTTACGTGAACCACGTAGGAAGGGTATCCATATCTTTGTAATAGGTGGGGCAGTAAGAAGCCATACAACCCCTTCACCACCCACACCATACATACCTGCAATCTCGTTGGTATCATCTACTATGATTGTCCAACACTCATCTGATTCGTCCAAGCCTAGCTGTAACGCTATCTCAGGGCTACCATGTGAGGCTGTAACCTCTGCTGCATCTTCTGGTCTTAGGTTATCCTTTAACCAATCAACGTCAGCTTGGACACTCTGTCTCACATGACCTTTCATTACATTCTCCTTGAACGTAGTACGTAGAAGCCTTCCCACTCTGCACTTTGAAAAGCAGCAGGTAGGTGACTATCGCTTTGTATTACAATCTTTGTGTCTGAGTTTCCTACTACACCAAACTGGTATGTACCACTATCAATAGCAGCCTTGTTTAGTATGTTAGCAGCACCACCTACGATACGTCCTGTAAAGTTACGTGTATAGGTAGCACGTCTAGCAGGTGTAGTATTAACAGTAAAGAAGCCTGTATTGTTATACACCACAGACCAGTTACGAATACGTAGGTCTGCTGTAGTTACAGGGTTGTTGTTAATCTTAGGTACAGGCTCAGAGAACTGGTACTTAAATGTAAAAGGTATACCAGCAAACACAACCTCACCAGCCGATAGTTTACCTGCAACAGACGATAGAGGTATAATACCCCCATCCTGTGCTATATAAATAGTATTACTATCAGTATATGGTACAGTTGTCAAACCTGATGTTTCTAGTCTTACACGTCTATCCAGATGGACAGAGAACTTACCATCAGTATATCCTGTAGCGTCATCAACAGACAGGTTGATACGTTCTAGGAATAGGTTAGTACCACGCTTAATAAGTATGTAGATATCAGCTAGGTTGAATGATACACCTATGACATCGCCATCAAATACCCAACGTGACCATGAAGCCTGTAGTTTCTCTCTACCCTGCCAGTAGTATCTGTACACATAGAAAGCTTGTGCATCGTTACTAGACTGTAGTATGAGCATATCTTCGTTAGACGATGCTTGGATGTTAGTTACCTCACCATTAATGTACTCAGGTACGTGTGACGTAATCTCACTAGCATCATTAGTGTCTGTGTCGCTATCTACAAAGTACTCCCACATGCCTGACCATACGCCACGCTTGGACGCAAAGTATACATACTTACCAGACTGCGCTGGCTTGGCTCTCAGGGATGCCTCAAACTCTGTTGTGTTAGCAACATTGATAGTCTCAGGGGTAAGTACAGGGTCTCCTGTTACCTTGAACTGTGTGAGGTCTGAGAAGAGAAGTAGGCTCTCGTTAAATGGTACAGCATGTTTAAGTATGCTAACCTTGTTAGAGGACACTGCCACGTCAATGGGGTCACTATCTACAATGGTTAACGCTGACTTGCGGAAGAAGTCAAAGTCTACAAACTCACCTGCACGAGAGAAGATAACATTCTCATCAGCTAGTAGTCCTAGTCTGTTACGATGAAAGAAGATATCAGCTAACTTAAAACCTACAAAGGAAGGGAAGGGGTTAGTATCATCGTTACCAATCTTCCTGTCAGCGTAAGATTGTACGTCAAACGTGAAGTTAGCACTAACATCTTTTACCAGCTTGTGTGGCATAGTACTAGCATCTAGGTCAATGATAACATTAGGTTCTACAGTCTCTTTCCATACACCATTATCATACTTAACGTAGTAATCATCCTGTGCTTTCTGGTTATCCCCTGCTACCTCAATAACAAAGTCATTAGGGGCTTCTACTGGTAACTTTTTAAAGTCAGGTGTAGTATCTTTAAATACAAGAAGGTGGTCTCCGCCATGTGAATCACCTACAACTACTTGGAAGTTTGTGGTATCTGTGGACTGAATGTGTAGCACTGAACCATAACGTGTAATTGTAATACCAGTTACAGCAGAAGCATTTGTAATATTATCATAGTACGTAGAGTTAACACCTGTACCTGAAAACGTATTTAGGTTTTCTGCAATAATATCTGTTGATGCTCCACGCTCTGCGTTCTGTGTCAAACTTGTGCTAGACTGTGTACTAGATTTAGTTGCAAATTCTACAGTACTTGTACTAGAACCTTTTGTAATTGTTAAACGATAGGTAGAAGAATAGTCAGCTTGTTTGACATACACCAGTGCTTCTGGATTACGAGAAGGTGATGTGGTAGTACCTTGTGCAACTGTTACATTCTTGTTAATAATAAACGTATTGTCTGCGATAGATACAGCAGCAAGTTCTTTACTAGGGTCAGTCAATCCTGATAGGTATGAAGCTGCGTTGTTAGTAATAGTACGTGACGTACCATCCTTATCAAACACACGAACAGTACCTGCTGTGTCAATCACCAGAGAATAAAACTCGTTCTCATCTCTACGAATAGTGTGTATAAAAGCTTTGTCTAGGTTTGATATAACGCCTAAGTCAGCTATGTGCTGAGTACTAGGACGCTTTGATAAACCTGTGACCACACTAGACAGACCGTTCTCTTGTAGTTCTGCCTGTGTATTAAGGCGTAGAGATGGTGGCTGTTGAGACACCCCATTGATTAGGTTGGGGATAGATTGACTGATGAGTGCCATTAGAAAGTTCTCCTACCCTGCCTATCAATAATGCTGAATGTGTCATAGTTATCAAATATGTTGTGGTCATCTGCTGCTTTGTCAAACTCTTTAAGTTCAAACATAGCTCTCTCTTCATCACGTACTTGAAAGTCGTGAAGAGTGTTAGACCCTACAATACGGTCTTGGAATATTCTGGTTGCTCTGAGTGTAGTATATCTCTTACATACCTCAGGCAAGTCATCAAAGTCTAGCTGAACTACTACATCTAACTTGGTATTAGCACCAATATTAAACGTGTGGTTCTTTCTGTCATACATCTTCAAGCCACGCTGAACTAAGTCAGGGCTGTTTGCCTCTAGTGTAGCGTCTGCACGTAGGATGTCTGTACCTAGTACTATCTCACCACTAGCGTTCTGTGCGTATGATTTATTTAATTCTGTGTTAAAGTGCCAGCCCATTGATTGCACTTCTCTGTCTACAGTGTTAAG